CGTAGCGGGCTGAGGCGGCGGCGCAGCGGGCTGAGGCGGCGGCGCAGCGGGCTGAGGCGGCGGCGCAGCGGGCTAAGCCGGCTTCGGCGGCGGCCAAGGCGGCTGAGGCGGCATGTTCAACGTCTGCAAGTATACCTTCGCCATTGGCCCAACGGCGGGCCGCATATATTGCCCTACGCGGACGGTCCTCGCCCGCCGGAACGTGCTCCAACGCGGTTTCCGCAATGTCGCACGCGCAGAGAACGATCTGTTGCTTAGTTGGCCAGCCCGGCTCGCCGACCTTCCGAGCCAATGCCCATAACATCCAGTCGCCACGCTCACATTCGTCCCAGGCCGTTTTCCAGTCGCGCGTTTTGACCCAGTCTACGGCATCGAGGCATGCGCCGACGCGCTCGCACCAGTCGCCGAGAGATTCATCAGGCATCGGATTCTCCTTTGAGGCGTTACCCGCGCCGTCACGCTCGCTATCATCACTCATCTCCTATCTCCATTGTCGTGTCCACTCTCGTAAACACGCTGTCCACAATCGCCAGCGCTCGCTTGATGCCCGCCGTCCTACCCGCGAAGAACGCACGGCGTAGCATCATCAATTCCCCGAGAGCCAAGTCCAGGTCTTTACCCAACGTCGCAATCCACTCTTCAAAGTCCGCCAGCGTCTCCGCGTGCGCGTCGTTCTGCTCAGCCATTGTTCGCCTCAATCCACTGATTCGCACACCGAAGGCCCGCGACTTCGCCGGCGCAGAATGCGCCTATGGCTACGTAACCGATTAACGCCTGCGTGTTTGGATCGAAGTTTTGCGCATCAAGTTTCGCCTGCCATGGACCCAACCAGGCTAGGAACGCTTCGACGTTGAACCCTGCCTTTCGCGCTTTTTCCAGGCTTTCTCGATCAATGCATCCAGGTATTCCTGCATGGTCTGCCCGCGAATCGCAGCGAGGATTTTCAGCCGTTTCGCTGCTTCCCCCGATATGTACGCTCTTTTCGCCATCGTTTTGTCCTTTCGTCGTTTCCATGGTTGCTCCAATCAAGACTGTTTGATGCATTCCGATGTCCCAAGTGTACTAGATGGCCTAACCGATGCAAGGGAAATCCGAAGAAAAACAAGAAATCTTTTTAGCGGGCGTCCGATAATGAACGCAACGTGATGTGCTGGTTATCGACCCTTGCGGAGTTCTTCGATTTTCTCTTCCGAGATGCCCTGGCGCTTATCTAAATCGTGGTAGCGTTCGCTCAGGTAGCGTTCGCTCAGGTTGCCGACCGCTTCCGTTACATCTTTCCCGACCTGATCCATTTTGTCGTAGACCTTTTTGGCCATTTGTTCGTGCCTGACTTCGAGCATCGCCAATTGGCTTTGGTTGATGGCCAGGTCTTTCGATTGGCGGCTGGTTCTTTTCTTCAAGTCGTCGATTTCACGCCAGATTGTCGCTACCGATTTTTCGTTCGTGGTCACGCGCTGATCCATGCGTCCCCCGTTCTGCGGACAGGCCTTCGATGCCTCGCGCCTGCCGCGAGCGACCCATGCCCCGATTCCAGCAACCACGGTCCCTGCCCCAAACGCGATGTCAGTCCAATTGACCATCATTTCCCCTTGTTATTCTCCTTCTGCGGCTCTTGTGCCACGACGCCCACACTCTCGACGAACGCCCTGACGTTCAGAATCGCTTCGGACAGCCTGGCGAATTCGCCATACGTACGGCCGGTGCATCCGGTGACGATGGCCTGTATCGCGTCGATCTCTTTCAGCGCTTGTTCTTTCGTCATTCGATGTCAGCTCCCGTGACCGACGCGGCCGCCGCTCGTTTCTTCGTTCGGTAGATTGCGTCTTTGGCCATCTGAATCAGCCAGTATTTCAGTTTCCGCGGGTCGCTCAGTTCGTCTAGCGTTTCGTCGTTCTGCGAGCTTATGAAGTCCTCGACCGTCATGCGCAAATCATCGATGTCCGCCTGATTGTTGATGACCACAGTAGGCGCGTTGTCGTCGTTCGGATTCTCCGGCGGTGCGCCGACCGAGATTTTGATGAGCAGTGCCATTAGCTTGTCCCATCCGCCGCAAGTCCGAGAGCAAACAGAGCCGCGGCAATGCTCTGTGCCAATGGGCTTCCATCGGCCAGAACGCCCGTTACCGTCGGCTGTGCAACGGGGGCGGTAGCGAAGAAACCGAGTCCCGTCGCATCCACCCCGATCCGAGTCGTTGTCCCCGATTGAATGTTTAGCGTGCTGGCCGTCGCCCAATCGAGTCGAGGATTAGTACCACCCGAATTAAAGATCAGCGTGTCTGCCTGCTCCTGCATTTCTACACTGCCGCCGTGGAGGAACTGGACACTTGAACCGGCAGTTGCTACGAACGCCAGGCCCCCGCCGGAATAACTGATTGCAGTGCTGGACGAACCCCATTGCAAGGATGACGCTGTCGCGAGCGTGACATCGCCACCGCCAGTCAGATCGAAGTCCCCGGCCGAATCAATGACCATGCGTGAACTCAAGCCCGTGCTGCCCGTGTTGAATACAAGAGACGTGGGAATCGTCGTACCGGAGCATGCGCCGTCGGTTATGGCATCGATCGACGCCCTACCGGCGAAGGCCGAGCCGGTATAACCCTGGAACGCAAAACGGCCTAGATAGATGCCGCTCGCGTTGACGGCGGTCGGGCTTCCGCTCGTACCGCGGGCCTTTTTGACATTGAAAATCGCCTGATGCGTCGAGGTATCGGAGAACGTAGCAACTCCGAGAACGCAGTTGGCCCCAGAGCGGACTACGGCCAACCGACCGAAGTCCTCGACGTCCTCGCCGACAACGAAATTGGTACCGCCATAGCATTTGGCGTTCCAGGTACCATCGGTCTTGAAAATGACCTCTCCACCCGACGGGCTGACATTCGAGTTGTCCTGAATCGTGATAGCGTCGCTTGCCGCCGTTCCGCCCTGGAGCGTCTGTCCGCCCGCACGACCGGCGAGAAGGGCGTATTGCGTGTGGTCGTCATCCGTAAGACCGGTTAGGGCCGAGCCGTGGTCGAGCTGCCCGCCGCCCGCTGCGTCTTCGTGGTCGTGCTGGGCGTTAGCAAAGCTGGCGATGGTGGGCGTCGTTAGTTCGGGAGAAGCGATAGGGGCGGAAAACGAGAAAACATCCGTTACCGTGTTATAGCTCAAGTCGCCGTCGTTCGCCCCGCTTCCCGTTATGCGGAATATCGGGACGCTTGTAGTTCCGGTTTGTAGGAATAGCGAATCGCCGATCGTCGAAGCTCCAGCGAACTTCGCGATGTAGCCGGACGTGCCGGACCCGCCAATCCCGCCACCAACTAGCCCGGCGGCGGCATAGTCTAGCGCATCGCCGACAGACAGAGGAACCGTGGACCAGTCGCCCGGCGTGGATGCACGATAAGCGATGTCTCGCGACTCTTCCGAAAACGGCATCCCGCTATTGTCGGTTGCTGGCATCCACAAGCCCCACGTCAAGGCCCCAGAACATTACGCCATCGTCAGGGTTCGTCCACTCGAAGCACAGGACGTCGCCGCGATAAAACGTCCAGGCGTATAGCTCCTCGGCAGCGATGCGAAATTGCAAATCGGCGTTAGTGTCGGTGCCCATGTCGGCGAACGTCCACAACACTGAATCGTATAGACCGTTCGTATTGCGGTGGTCGAGCTTCAGGGACATATCGGCCTGGCCCGTCCCAGCCGACCAATGGCCACGAATGCAAACGAGCGAATAGAGCGGAACGTCGAGCCGGAATCTCGCGACGGACATGTTATCCGTCACGTCGCCCATATCGCTATTCCCGCTGGCCTGCTGCCAGACTATTTCCGATGGATGCGGTACCCACATCGCTAAATCCCGTATTCCTCGAAAGTCGTGATTGCGTGCAAGGTCGTGTCGCGGAGCAACGTTGATTTCGGATTCTTGACCAGCGTACCAACCGTCTTGAACAAATCCTTTGTGCCGTCGCCGTACATATTCACGGTGCCGCCTTCGTATAGGTAGATGGTCGTCGCGACCGTGGTCAAAGCCGACCCGCCGCCATAATTGAGGTTGAGCGTCCCGCGAACATGGGCCGTCGTGATGGCCGCGTTGTCCTGGGTGAGCACAGCGCCAGCCTCGATGTATACAAGCGTCAGCGCGTTATTGGCCTCGCAATAGCCGTTTTTGAGGTCCAGCTCTTCGAGCGTGTCGGCGTTCGACGCAATGGTCAGTCGGGCATCGCCGAAGTTCGCCGGCTGGAGCACTATCTTGCTGCTCGAAAATTCGGCGTTCGCCTTAAGCAGTACGTTACCCATCGTGATTTGGATCTCGGTGATGGGCCCGTCGGCCGCCCCGCTCCCCGAAATATCGCATGACCCGAGTTCTACCGGCGTGTTAGCATTGGCGCACCGAACGTTAATCAGGTCCGTTGTGAACCCGCCGACGCCCGAATCGCCGTCACACTCGAAGTAGAAACCGGACGAACCGGCAATCTCGATCCGGTCGGCCGCCGTCTGAATGGGCGACCCGGACGTTCCGAACAGTCCGGTGAATCCAGGCATGACCTTAAGCAAGTCAAGGTCGATGGCCTGCGCGTTTCCGCCGGTATCTGTCACGTTGGCGTTGAGTGTCGACGGAATAATGATCCGGTCATTCGTCGCCGGGAGCACGCCGGAATTGAAGTTCCCCGCAACCCAGTCGGCTCCCTGTAGAGTATCTTCACCTGCCATATCGTAGCTCCGTTATGGGTGGGAATTCCTCGCGTGCGTCGAGCTCGGTTCCAAGCGAACTCAGGCCGCCCGTAGTGTCTAGCGCACCACCGAGCACCTGGCTATCAGGCCCGAGAATCAAGTCGCTAAAACTGGTCAGATAAACCGCCTTGCTTTGATCGACGGTGCCATTGCTATAAAGGGACGGATTGTAAGATGAGGTCGGGGCGCTGCTCGGGAATAGCTGGAACGTGCCATCATTCATCACAACTGCCGTGTCGCCCAATCTGCCGTTCATCTGGAAGGCGCCTTCCTTTCCGATGACGACCGTTGTGGCCCCTTGCAAATCTCGATCGCAGCTTACCCCTCCCTCGCGAGCGTAAATCAAGCTCGGGTCGGTCCCGCCGTCATCCGTTTCCATAATGACTACGGCATAAAGACCGATGCAATGGATTTGGCTAAGGTTTGCACTGCCAAGAACGCGAACGCGACCTTGGCGTACTACAATCTTGCGGATGGTTCCATCGAGGACCATGCAATCGCTGTCATAGCTGTGGGCCGAATCGACATACACGTCAGTGATGGCGCCAACCGGACCTTGGATATAAAGGACACCGCTGCCTCGATGGATTATCCGCGAAGTTCCGACGCCGGAAGAATCCGTGGCCAAAATAAGAGGGCTGCCGCTGCTGCCCCAATTCCCTCTATAAGCTGGCATCGTGATTCCGCGAAGCAGCGGATTGTTGCCCGATTGGTCGAGGTCGCCGCTGACGGAAACCTGGCTAACGCCATCGAAAATAGCCGTATCGACCGCAGGATTAGCAACCGTCTCTCCGGGAAAGTTCGTGCCGTCGTCCCAGCTCGCAAGCGTCTCCCATGCTCCATCCGCCGAACGCCATCTATATTCAGTCGCAGCCATTTTCGGTTGCCTCCAAGGCACTCGCCGCGGCTTGGCCGGTGCCAGAATCAGTAATGCGAGCGATGCGAACACGAACGTTTTCTTCATAGCTGTTCTCCTGTAGTTGTCTTCGCATCATATCATTTCTCCGGCCCGCGGTTCAAGGCCAGACCCAGCCATCCGGCTCTTCATCCGGCGGTCTGGCTCCCGGGACCGCGTTATAAAACAACTCTACCCAGTTGTCATAGCCCGCAAATGTCCACTGCGACGGGTTGACCAGGCGGGCGTATCTCTCGGTGACTTCGGCGACAAACAGTGCCCAGATGTCGCGATCGGGCCGTGGGTTGGGATACGTTTCGTAGTCCCGGTAATCATAATCGAACCATTGGTCACCGATGCACGTCAATCGGATTCCGTGGAGTCCGGGCGTAAGCACGAGGTTGAAGTCCTGCTCAAGGCGGGATTTTGCCTTGTTGAATAGCCGCCAGAAATCATCCACGGTCGCATAAGGCTGCAATGGGAAGTCAATGTGCCTTTGCGTCCAATTCCGGCCGATAGTGTCGTGTGCTATCCGATCCGGGTATTGCCCCGCGGGAGGAACGATCGGGAAATAGGCGTCCGGGACGTCTGGGCAGAACTCGCTTGAATGCATCCAATGGTTGTTCCCGAAGCATGCGCCCCATATGGCCCCATTCGGATGTGGCGCGGACAAGAAATCATGCCAAAGGACGAGCGAATCGTTGTAATAGGCAATCGATCCTGGAATTGACCATGGTTCACAATATCCGGCAACCTGCGTCCATGCAGTCGGCCTGTAAATGCCGATGATGATGTCGACCCAGAATTGGAAACTCGCCGCGCCCAGCACGTCGAACCTGGATTCGATATATTGGCCGAACTTCGATTCGCCGGGCGTGTTGAGGTCAAGCGGCATCGTCAACCACCATATCGCAAGGCCCAGTTACGGTCGGGCCACATCTGCCATCGGTAATACCATGAGACGTTCACCGAAACCGTCAAACCGTTTGGATTGTCGAAGCTGTCATCTTTCTTCACATAGATTCGCGGGTTCGTGCTTGTCCATTGGAAAATCTGGCCATCCATTACCGGCCCGCCATCGGCCGCCTGGATTTGAAGGACCGCATTCAGCTCGAGCGGTGGAAGTTCGTCTCCGGTCCCGCTTTCGATGTGTAGCGTGGTAGTCAGCACGCCGTTGTTGTCTATGCCCGTGTCCATCTGAACGTCGGTCCGCTTCCGAGTGATGCGCCCCTCGTTAATGAATACCGGACTGGCGGTGATGATTTCCTGCTCTGGCCTAGAGGAGCCCGTCCAGAACATCGGGACGACGCGTTGGGCCTCCTGATCCGCGCCGTCGTCGAGGCCATCGCGAGCTGTACGTGCAAAACTACCTTCGGGATATGTGTCGTACTGATAGTATACCCCGCGGAAAGCGTCGGTCTGCCCGGCGATGTACTCGAACGGCGTCCGTCGCAGAATCCATGGAAGTTCGATACGCCAAGTCTGGAAGGCTTCGGCGTTAATGTTACCGACCCACTGAGATTCTGGCCAATACATTCGGCCTTCGACGATGTCTTTTTTGTGAGCCTCGAAGGCGACAGGCGGCAGCATCCGGAACTCTTGGGCGAACATCGGGGCCGAGCCGACGATGGTCGTGGTCGTTCCGCCCTTCGGACGCGGCATTCTCTGCCGGCCAGGAGGAACGCCCCGCATATCGTTTATCGCCCTGATGGTCTCGTTCATCTTCGAGGCCTTGAGGTGTTCGCCGCGCGAGTATTCCTCCAACTTGTCTAGGGGCTGCGCAAAGATATTGTCGCCCGCGGTCATATCGTTAGCTGCAAATCGTCGAAGTTGGCCGACTTGGCAAGACGCACAAACGCCTTTCCGCCGGGATGCGAAGCCGTGCCGTCTCCCAGCGTTAATCCAGCCCTTGGGTACCCATTGTCATCGGGAATGCCTACGAGCTGGCACCATCCGCCGACGACCTCCGTTCCGCCAGAATGGTTCATCCGCGAATGAATCGTCGGATGATGCTGGAACTGATAAGCCATGTGATAAGTCTGGCCGCCGTCTGAGGATGCGCCGATGATAGCCGTACACATCCACGAGTATTTCGGATGGCCACCGAATATCTCGCGGTCGTTTACGGTTCCGGTGTAAAGAATCGATATGTCGCCAACGGTAAGATTCTGGCTTCCAACGCGACGGCGACTGGATTCCTGGCGCCTGTAGATAAACTCAGTCATCGCGATGGGGAATTCGACTATCGGAGAAATCGGCCCGACGTGCTCTGAGTGGCTTGTCTGCGAGTCGGGGTCTTCAACGATCACATCGTCTTCGAGGATGATATCGACGAGGTTGCCGTTATCGTCGCCGACGTAATGCTGGTTCGTCTGCTCCATTTGCAGGGTCGATGAAAATTCGAGTTCGGGGAGAACCTCCTCCGGGTCGGTTATAATCGTTCCCCCGGCATTGTCGTCGGTAACCTCGAATTCGCTTGTGACTTTGGCCTTCGTAACGTTTCCATCGCCGAGCATTTCGGCGTAGGTCCGAGTGCATGGAAGCCAGTGAAGCCGATGATGAGTGCTTCCAAGGTCCGGACGCGGAATTCCCTCGATAAAGATTGCGTCTTCGGGGCGGCCATTCCGCAATCCTGTCACCGTCCGCACTTCACGAATTCGCATTCCGGTGTTCGTCATCTCGATATAGAAACCCTCGATTTGGACATTACCCGTTGTCCCTCCGCCGGTCGCTTTGGCGATCCGTTCTCGCAATAAGCGCTTGATAGTATCGCGTCGGCTTATCATTCGAGTACGGCCCCAGTATCCAAATCGTCGAGGATGTCGGTCTGCTTCTTGGTTTCTTGCAGCAATTCACGCATATATTTTACGTCTATTCCCTGTGATCCAAGGCTGACGCCGGATGTGGCCCGGATGTACGGGCTGAGAGCGGTAGCCCGGAACACTTCCCGGCGGATTTCCTCCATCATCTTCGGCGCAGCCACGGCTTCGGCTGGTACTTTCTTACGTATTGGAATGCCAAAAAGAAATCGTTTAATCATCTCAAGCGGATTGTTGACAAATCGCCCACCCTCGAATCTAAAAGCGTCGGCGACCGTCGCGAAGTATTCGCCTGCCGCCTTTAGCTTTTCAGAGTTTATCGCCTTGGCCAGCTCCTGCATCGGCCTTTGTATGAGGTTGCGCACCTGCGTCCCCCACAGGGTATTGACAGAAAGTCCGGCGTCCATCGCATTTCTAGCAGACGTGACCTTGTTCCGTTCTATATATGCCGCCGTCGAAAATGCCTTCGCCTTCGCCTTTAATTTCGCTGGATCAAGTCCCGTATCGACAAACTTGCTGATCCCTGCGACAATATCCATAAACGTTGATGCGATCTCATAGGCGTCGGCCTTGAGTTCGCGTATAAATAGGTCGAGCCTATTCAGCATATCTTCAACGAAGAACGTCACGAATTCGGGCGTGAACACCTTTGCGAGGTCGCCCATCGAATCGGCCAACTTGCCAAGTAGATGCCCGGCCAGGGTAACAAACGGTTCCATCGAATTGGTTAGCCTGGTCCATTCGGCCCCGAGTCTCGCGAGGCCCTTTTCGAGCGGTGTCAGTTGTTTGTCGGCCACAAGTTTCGTGTATCCTCCCGCACGTTTCAGGGCCTCTCCCCATCGATAAAGGTTGCGGGACTGACCGATAAGTGCCTGGGTAAATCCGACCGACCTGACCTGAAATCCCAACTCGCGCAGAACGAAACGTTGATATTCATCGCTAGCGCCCGCCAGGGCATCCTCCATATCGGCGATGACATTAGTAAGGCCGCGAAACTGGCCGGTGACTTCGTCGAATACCCGAATATGATATTTCTTGAATGCGGATGCATTGACGATGGCCTTGTCGGCAAGATCGCGCAGCACAATCGCCAGGGCCGTTCCGCCCTCTTCCGCCTTTACACCTTGCTGCGCGAAAGCCGCGAGCGCCGCAACGCCGTCTTCTAAGCTGACATTAAGATTGCGCATTTGCACGCCGGCCTTGGTCGTGATGGCCTTCGCGAATTGCTCTATGCTTGCTTGCGCGAGCGTATTGGCTTTGGTAAGAACATCCGTGACTCGTGTGAGTTGTCGCAGATTCTCTTCGGCATCGGTTGATCTTAGGCCCATCGCCGCTTGGGCATCCGCCGCCAATTCAGTCGCGGTCGCCATATCGAACATGCCCGCTTGGGCAAACCGGGCGACGGCGGGAAGCGCCTTCATCGATTGCGCGGCATTCATTCCGGCCGATGCGAGATAGTAGTACGCTTGGGCGGCTTCGGTGGCGCTATTTTTAGTGACCGATGCGACCTGGAGGGCCGTCTCGACCATTTGTTTTCGCAGGTTGCGATCTACCCCGGTCAGAATCGCGAGCGAACGATTCATCGACCGATGGAAGTTTTCGCCCGCCATCGCCGCTTTGGCGAGGGCATAAGATGCGGCTACCGCGATTCCGGTTAAGGCAACGCCGACTCGTTTAATCGTCCGGGCCATCGCCCGCATATCGGTGGTGAACGCACGCACCAGCTTGCGGGCTTTCCGAAAGCCCTTCTGAAAACCAAGGGTCTTCGCGACAATCGCAATTGCCAGGCTGGCTACAGCCATTATTTGCCCTTCTTAAACATGTGGAAGCCCATCGTCGCGGCCTTCAATTGCGCCTTCATCGATTCGCATGATTGGCGTCGAATGCCGACAAATCGTTTGAGATAATCCGGGATGAAGTCCGTCAGCTTAAACCGCCGACCGCGAGCGGCGTTCGCCTGAGCGATAACTTGGGCAATGATGGCGGCCTGCACGTCGCCCCGTTCTCCGCCCCATGGATCGATAAGGTAGTATGCTTGCCATTCCATATATTGCCGCCACGTCATTTCGGTAAGCATCCCGTCGACATCGACCCGGCCGAGGGCAAGCGCTAATCGGTAGGCTTGGAATCTGGCTGGGTCTCGGGCGAGTTTTTTGCGGCGTCCTCCGGTCCGCCGTCAAGACCGAGCGTTCGGCTGATCTTAGCGGCCGTATTGACCAGCGCCGCCGCGGGCCAGTCTTGCAGAACGGTCACGTCCTCTTCTGTGAACAGGAGTTCTCCGTCCTCCCCGCACAGCGACAAGATGAGCACGTAGCACATCCGCTCGTCGGGCGTTACCGCGCCATTTTCGCTGAATGCCTTGTGGTTTAGGACGACCCGCGCCGGAATAGGCGAGACAAACGCATAGATGTCCTCGCCTAGCTCAGGAATGTCGATTCGATGAAGTTCACGGCGCACGTCGGCCGCCGCGTCCCGCGTCAACTCTGGCATAAATCCTCCATTCCGGGTAGTTCGCTGAAATCTTCCGCGACCCGTTCATCGTCCCGCGGTTCAGCAACCCGGAAAACATAGCGACCCTCGCAAATTCCCGTCGGTCGTCTCGAGCCCTCGAATCCCAGGAAAACCACCGCACCGGGCTCGATGCGATGACCACTAAGCTCGAAGGCGCCGAAATTCGTGGCCCCACGCTTTGCGAACGTTTTATCGAGCTCTCCCCGCTTCAAGCTGACTGGCTTATAGAGCTTCATTAGGAGCTGGCCACCCAGGTCGGCTCGCCGAGGAGCATGAAGGTCATTCGGCCCGTCATCTTGTCCTCAAGCGGAAGATCGAACTCGAACTCATCGAGCATAGCGCTTGCGGCGAACGTCGAGGCATCCGGAAAAGTTACCGTTAGCGTCGCGGCATCCACCGCGCCCGATCCGCTCGATTCCCATTCAGGTTCATTCTTCTGATCGAAGTTGATTTCGCATTCGATGCTTCCCGGATCGCGCAGATCGTTTGGCACCTTTTGCCGCCATTTGGTATTGCCCATATGCGAGGTATCGGTGACCCCGCGAGCTGACCCCCGATATGCGATGCTCAGCAACTCGAAGGCGTTTACGTTTACGGCACTCGCGCCATACGAAATCGACGCGCCCGTCCCGATGTCGGCTGCTGTTACTGCCATAGTTCAGACTCCTATGTCTCTTGCACCCATGCCGAGAACGGCACGGCGCTAACGTACTTTTTTTGGGCCGACCCGTCGGTGGGGCCGACATCTCCGTCTACGGGGCCGAGCATCGTCAGGCGTCTACAATTGGTCGTAGCGCCTCCGCTGCCCATCGTTCCGTTTGCTGCACGAAAAGAGTTTATCTGCTGGCGAACGGCGCGTGATATCCGTTCGGCAAGTATCTGGGTCGTGTCATGGCATTCGATGTCGCCGCGCAGTTCCGCGAGCGTGGAAGCGCCGGTCATGTGCGGGCTATGTCCGATTCCGCCATACATGACGATCACGATATATGGGAGCGACACGCTCGGATTCGCGGTCCGCTGATACACCTTAGTCCCGACGAGCGTGGCCACGTTCGCATTATCTTTGAGCTCCTGGGCTAATGCGGCGGAAAAGCTCATGCATTAAGCCTCGCCCATTCATCCCGGACGCCCTTTTCTATATCGCGTTTGATAGCGGCGATCTCGCGGGATTCGTGTTCGTCGACCGCATTTCGTATGTATCGCAACTCCGCAACTGAACCGCGCGGCCCCTTGCGTTCGATAGTGCCATACTCCAGAGCATAGGGATAATACCCTTGGGAGTCGGCCGAAATGTGGAGCTCGGCCCTGGTCGGTGGGACTATGCCGATACGCTTCTGGCCCTTGGGCGCCTGCCCGACTCTGATTTTAGCGCGGCGGAATCCCTCGATGAGCGCCCCGGTTCGTTTATGCGCCATGAGCTTCGCGATGACCGGGGCCTTTAGTCTCGCGGCGCTTGCCTTCATGGCGCGGTTCAAGATGACCTTCTGTAGATGCGCCTCCAGTTTGCCCATGGCGCGCGACAATTTCTTGTCGCCGAATACCTTTAGGTCGACTTCCAGCGCCATTACGGCCGCTCCCGACAAGTGAATTCGAGCATTTCGCGGCGCTCGCCGATGTCACGAACGCCGCCGACGATCTCGAATTCCCGAGAACCGAGAACGAAATAATGATCCACGCCCTTTATCGTCGCGGTCGTTGAATCATTCCTCATTCTGATTCTATGCGTTATTTGCTCGCCGACCTGGCGGGCCTCGATCACATCCTGCGAAGATAGCGGGATGATTTGCGCCCGCCTGGTCCCGACGGTGCTAACCGTGTCCGTCACATTTCCACCTTCGGCGTCCGCGAAGGTGTGCTTTTTGATCGTCACTTTCCCGCTAGGATTGGCGGAGAGCTCCCCAGGATCGAATGGCTTAACTAGAAAGTCCATATCCGATCCTGTTCTAAAAGCGCCTTCATCGCGAATGGTACCGGCTGGATCGGAACGCTGGAAACGGCGAGCCGCAGCTTATACCAATCGGCGACGAGCTGGCGAATGGCGAGTTTGAAGCGCTCGGGCACGCTCGTGTCATCCGCCGAATATCCCGCGACGAAACGGATAACGATTCCGTTGAACGAATCAGGATAGATGTTCGGCCAAACCTCGCCATATTCCGGCATGATCCGACCGGGAACGCTGAGAAGGTCGACCTGATAATCGGTGTCTTCCACCAGCGTTTGCTGCGCATCGTCCGTATCCTGATACTTTACGTGCGTAACGGATGACAATGGCGGGCGGGGCAGTTGAATCACCCCGCTCCCGCCCGGCCATTCATCCAGATAGAGGTCATACGTTGCGTGGACAAGTTGGCGCCCCGTATAAGCCTCCACGTATTGACGGGCCGCGGTGATATAATCGCCGATGAGCGTGTCGTCATCGGTATGCTCAATGACGGCGTGGCTCTTCGCCTCGGTCGCCGTAATCGGTTCGGCTGCCGGTGGTGTCACCTCGACCAGTGCCATAATCAGATCGTCCGACTAGGCTTGTCTCTGCCCTTCACGGCCTTTTCGGTCGGAGCGGGCGTGGCCCGAGATTCGACCTGCGCCTTTGGCTCGTCCTTCACCTCTACCGCAAGATTCCGGTTGATGAAATGCATGGCGCTAGCCTGGTTCATCTCGACGATCTGACCGGCCTTGTAATGCGCAGCCGCCTGATTTTTGACCGTATGGTCCTTGAAAAACTTAATCCGCATGATCTCTCCTTAGACGCTCGCATCGGCATCGCCACTATTCTTTATGGCGGTAACCGATGCCAGGTCATTGTCGGATGCCGGGGCATACCTGGCCGTGTAGCCGACCATCAGGCCCGCGATCTGGTTGGTTCCGGACGTCGCGGGCGTCAGCGTCAACCGAGCCCAGCGGAATCCGTTAGCTACGTCCAAATCGTCCGATCTGGCCTGGATGACGGTTTGGTCATTGTCGGCCGTGCTGGCGACGTGGGTCAGGTCGCAAATACCGAGCTGTTTTGAACTGGCGCCCGTGACGCTGGTGGCTTGCTCGAGTTTGGCCACGATATTCGCCGCAATCGAACCGTTGAGGGTGATGCCGGCAATCTGCTCGAATTTGCTGACATCCGCCCAGTCAGTGTTCTTCGCGGTAGCCGCCGCATCCGCAGGGTCGATGACGCCGAGAATCGCGACGTGTTCGCTAAAAGTGTTCATGGTTTCTCCTTTACGCCCTGGCGTCCAGGGTCACGAACGCGCTTAGGGTATTGCTGCCATCGCGCTGGGAAATCGCCGAGGCCCACTTCGGTTGACCGGCCATGCGGAAGACCGCACGGAAGCAGGTCATGTCGTAATCAAAATACAGGTGGATCGAGACATCCTGCCGGATGCCGCCGGTCTTTTGCACGATCTGATATTGCGACAGGTTGGCAAAGATGATGTCGCCCTTGTCGCCGAGCGTTTCACAGGCCTCGGTGGTGATGACCGGACGGCCGAAAAGCGTTCCATAGGGCTGCCCGGAAATTCCGCCGGCCGGCATGTAAAGCGGGATGCCCCAGCCGGTGTCCGCAGCGCCGGTGTCCAATTTGCCGACCTTCATCAGCGTGAAAAGCTGCGGTTCAATGCTTTGATTGATGAGCCAGACCGCACCGCTCCGGAACGGGCCGTACATCCGGCTATACATCTTGATCACGTTCAAGCCAACGAGCGTGTCGGCTGTCTGCGATCCTTCTTCCGCGACGGACACGGTACCGGGCGCGTTCAGGATGCCGAGCGGCTGGCCGGCGCCGGTTCCTTGGACGATCGCCACGTTGATCTTCATATTCATCTTTTGGGCGATCTTCGTTGTGATGTATCGGTCCAGCGCCGAAGTATCTTCGAGCAGCTCGTCGGTGACGGGCACCAAACAGGTCAGTTTATGCAGCGTGATGGTGGACTGTTCGAGCGCCGGCTTGGACTCAGTGAGCTGGGAAGCCTCGCCCGTCCAGTAGGCGGTGACTCCGGACGATGACCAGGGCGTGTCCTCATCCTTCGGGTAGGTCATCGAGTTTCCGCTGATGGTCTCGATGGCACAGCGGGCCATGAGCGAGTCTTCGCCCATAACCTCCTGCATGATTTCCGTCCGGAAATCCGGCGGAACTGCGAAGCCGCCATCGGCCCCGATGCCCTCGGTTCCATAGGTCGTTGGCGCCCGGCTTTCGATCATTTGCCTCGCAGCGGATCCGCCATCACCGGAACCGGCCAGGGCCACCGTTTGGGCAAATTCGCCCATGCTACGCCAGCCGCATCGGCCGCTCTGGTCCTTCGGCTTGGCATACTCCGGACGGCGGCCGGGCGAACCAGCCATCGGATCGCCAGGGGCCGTCTTCCGGGTTTCCTTCTTTTCGTCCTCCGGCTCATCGCTGGAAAGCTGGGCGGTTTTCCGCGTCTGCTTTTCCAGTCGCTTGCGCCGCTCGATGTCCTCTTCGATATTGTCATAACGGTCGAGGGTATCTTGCAGCTTTTCCCGCTCATCCTGCGTCAAATCTCGCTTCTCTTGGTCCGCCCTCGCCTGAATCGCGATAGCGTCTTCGTTGAGCTTCGTCAGCTGCTCTTCGAGTTCTTGGATTGTCACCATTCCGCTGTCCTTTCGCGTGGAATGGTGCAGGCATGAAAAAAGACGATGCCTGCACACATATCGTGCAAGCGCCGTCTGGCGTGTCCCGTCTGGCGCGGTCACTTGTTAAATGGCCGTAAGCGGTTGTGGCCCGCCCACAAGCCGGTCTAGTTGTCTCCCGCAAGCAATTCGCGGCGGTACTGCCGCATTCTAGCCCGTTCGGCACGCTGGGCAAGCGTCTCTGGGTCTATTTTATCGGCCTCCAAGCGTTTCTGCCATTCCTGGCGAGATCGTAGCCCGATTGTAGTGTCAGGATAGGCCGCGAATGATACGATCGAAACGTCAAAAAGGTCAGCCTTTAGAATTCTCCTGGTCTCTACCCCTTCTACCATCGACCATTCGTCGGTGATTACCCTGAATCCGACGCTCATTTCGCCCAAATCGCCGCGGCGGACCAGCTCCGTGACATCCCTGCCGACCTGCGTATCCGGCGGGGAAATCGTGACCTTCACGCCTCGCTGGTCGTCGGCCAGCTCGAGCGTGCCCGCCGAACGCCGGCCAATCGTATTCAGGCCGCCAGAATGTTCTACCAATGCCCGCACGTCATCTCCGCGGCTTATCGACTCGCCGAAAGCCCCACGGGCAAAATACTCATCCCACGGCAGGCCGGGGTCATTATCCTTCGATTCATAGACTGCCGCGTATCCGGTCAGCGTTGCAACCCCATCACCATTCGCCGCCCGCAATTCGCAGGCGTGAAGAATTCGCTTTTCTCTTGTCTCAATTTCGGCCATTGTATTCTGCCTTCAAAAGTTCGTCGGTCAGCCCGTCGAGGAAATCCGAAGCGTCCCGCGCCGCTCGTCCGGACATCCATCCACCGATAACCGCCTCAAATGCCCCGTTTTCCAACTCGCCGCGGCTCCTGGTCACTCGGTCGTCTATCCAGCCGGCCACATAGGGTTGCAGGCCGTTGTCGGCCAATTCTTCATCGAGGCCGGCGACGTGAAGGGCCGACCGTAGCGTACGATCAACGGTTATCCGCATATGTTCGCGATGAGCCAGGTAGAATTTGGCTACCTTTTCGGCGAAATCCTCTGGCCGATCGGCATACTTTTTGACGTATTGTTCGACCCGATGAGCTTCCTTCATGGCGATCCGCTCAAAGCCCAGCTCCATAACGGAGCGCATGGCCTCGCGGGCGTTCGGCTGATTCGGCGGTTCCTGGCCGGTGGGCGATTCGGGTACGGTACCGCCTTGGGCGGCCTGTTTTAGCGGGACCATCGCTCCCTGGATGAAGATTTCGTCGCCTTCCGGGCCTATCGGGTTCTCGTCCTCTTTCCGCAGAATGTCATTCGCCGACATCCAACCCCCGGTTCTGGCGGTGCGGTAGGCTTCGTAGCGCTTTGACAAGTCGCCTCGCATAATCCCGGCCAGATTTAACCGCGTGAAATACCCCGCGTTCCGCTCCCGGACGGATAGAAGCTTCAAGTCGGCTTCGGCTTCTATCCGCCCGGTCCATGGAGCGATGGTGTCTGTCCCGAATTCGACGTTCTGGGCGTCGATATTGCTATAAGTGGCATCGACCAGATGGGCGATTTTGTGGGGCTGCACCCCGAACCATCGGCAAATTTCGGGGACCTGGAATTCCCGCGTTTGCAAGAATTGGGCATCCTCTGGCGGAATCGACATCGGCTTCCACTTCAGGCCCTCTTCGGCGATTAGGACGCGATGCGAACGGTCAATGCCCACATGTTCGTCGGAAAAAGCCTTCTTCAATCTGGAAATCGCCTGGTCTGACAGCCCGCCAGGTCCCGGATGCTCCAAAACGCCGCTTGGATGGGCGCCGGATCCAAAAAACCGCGATCCGAATTCTTCGGCAGCCAACCCGAGACCGATGCATCGAGCGGCCATGCCGATCACCGAATAGCCCCAGTATCCAGACCAACTGAGGCCGCGAAGGTGGAACACGTCGGTCGCCGCCAGAATCGTCCGGGTGTTCATTCCAGACTGATACTCGTAGTAAAGGCGGCCATTTTCATCCCGTCCGGCCGAAATCCGATCGGGCTCGAGCAGATACATCGCCACCGGGCGCCCATTCTCGCGGACGATCTCGGCGCATCCGTTTCCCCACGTAAGTGCCCAAGCCACGAGGGTTTGCCAGAAATTGAACTTATCCAGTTCCTCGTTTGGATTGTAGCCGATGAGCGAGTCAATCGACGCCTGAATACGCTTCCGGGAGTCGCCGACGCGCTGGAATAGATGGAACGGCAGCCCCGCGACGGTCTGCGAAATGAGCCGCGTGCACGCCCACACGGCGGAATACTTCAGGCCGGTTTCCTCGTTGACGATGATTCCAGCCGGGCTTCGATACCTTATCCGCGCATCGCCCAGGGTCCCCGCCGGCGGCGTGGATTTGCGCCGAAAAAGGAGCGAATCAAGGATGTTTCGGACGCCCAAGCCACAAAACCTCCAGTGTTGCGTAAGTTATCGGCACTTTGGCCAATTTGTCAAACTGCAAGTTCGATAACATCACGTTCATCATATACGCTTCCGCGAGGCATTACATCCGCCGTCGCCCGTCCGAGTCCCATGATGGCGCCCACCGCAGCGTCAATCTTCTGCCGCTTGTTCGAGCGGTTCGGCTTCATATTGCCAGCCGCATCAAGCTCGACTACCACGTTCAGAACGTGCATTCTCAGCACCGGATGTCCATCGTGCCGAATCTTACCTAGTTCCACAAGCTCTTGGAAGCGTTTCGTCGGCCCTGCCATGCTCAAAAAGCCCTGGCCATGAGCTATCACGTTGAACCCGTCAAGCTCGCGGAGTTCCTGGCAGATCTGCTCGCCCTGAAACAGCCGATCCGCCGCAACCTCGCGTATATTGATCTTGTATTCGGCCGCCAGTTCGTTGATGTCCCGCCGAACGGTCGCGTAATCCGTCGCCGATCCCGGCGTCTTTCGCATGAATCCCTGGCGAATCCATAGCGGGTAGTCAATCCGATCCCGCTTGGCCCGAATTTCGGCGCGGGCCTCGGGTATCCACAGAATAGGCACCAGCCGGAAAAATCCGTCGTCCTCGGGGAAGGCCATCACAAACGCCGTCATGTCCGCCGTACTGCCAATATCGAAGCCCGCAAAGCAATGGCGACCCGCCAAATCCTCAAGGGCGACCGGCTCGGCTTTCAAGGAATCCCACTGCTCAGGTGTTATCCATACTTCTTCCTGATCGGTCCGGATATTCAGATGGAACCGCTTAAAGGCATTCTGCTTTGTCGGCGTCAGTTTGGCTTCTTCGCACATCGCCGCAATCGACGCCGGGTCGACGGTAACATTCCAGTTGGGGTTGGCGGCCTCCCAGATTGCCGGATCGGTCCAATCGTCATCTTTGCTGGCTTCGTACACTACGGGAAGAAATCGGGGCGCAGATTCGATGCCGGCACAGATACGCTTGGCGCGGTCATGCAGCTCATTGCAGATCGAATCCTGCCGCTCATAATCAGCCGTCGTCAAATATGCCGATAATGGCTGCCGCCGGCCACGCTTCGCCATCGCCGTTTCGTTCGTATCGACAAGATCGCGCTTCAATTGCTGGTGGACTTCATCGAGAACAAACAGGTGCGGCTGTTGGCCATGGACGCTTCCGCTATTTTTGGTAATGACCTGATAGGCGCTCAGGCGGTCGACGTTCAGCTCGTGGTCATTGAGCTGGATCGCCTTCTGCTGTCCGCGGAATATCTGGCACCGATCCTTTAACGCGAGGTTGTTGTCCACGGCTCCGGCCGCATGCGCGAAAAGCAGCGCTGCCTGCTTGACCTCAAACGCGCATCCGTAAATTTCGGCGCCCGGTTCATAATCATCGAACAGGATGGCATCAATTAACCAGGCGGCCATCGGCGTTTTGCCGTTTCCGCGGGGAACATAAAGGAGCAACGTTCGATAGCGGCGATTGCCCTCGCTGTCGACCCATCCGAAAATGTTTCCGAAGATCGCCAATTCCCAGGGCTCGAGAGTCACCGCCTCGCCGGCAAATTGACCACGAACGTGCGATAGTTGATTTTCGATGAACTCGATGCGTTCGCAGGCCAATTCGGCGTCAAACCGGAAGCCCTCGCAATCCGCCCAAGGATCATAATTCGGAATGTGCGTCCGACATATCTCCTCGATTTCGCGCGGATTACGCTTCAATGGCATGGCGCGGAGTGGCTTTCGCTCGGCAACCGCAATCGCCCGCTTCTTGGCCTCTTTGCGCCGGCGATCAACATGGCGCGAACCTCTAGCGGCTAAGGTTGCATCGTCCACGGGCTTTCTGCCTCGCGTCGACTTAGCCTTTTTCACATTTTTCGGTTTGGCCTTTGGCGCGGCCATTCAATTCCACGCGAAAAAAATGAAGCT